TAGAAGAAGGTGGAAATGTTAAATAAAAAAAAATAAAAAAAATGATTAGAAATTATTACACTGATTCTTATAAGTCTGGAATAGCTGTAACACCAAGTGATACATTATTATTAGACGGCAGAACAAAATCAACAACACCGCAAAGCTCGTGGAAACAATATAACTTATATGTTGGTAATTCACCAACTACATTACCTGTAACAACAACTAATGATAATAACGCTGTAAGTAACTCAGCTAATGTTGGTTTAAAATCACCTAACCCACAAATCAAGGTTGGTATGAGAGTAACAGGCGCTGGTTTACCAGCTGATGGTCTTTTAATAGCTAGCGTAACAGATGCTAGTAATTATGTTTTAGCTCAAGCTGATACTATAGCTGCTGATGCAACTCTTACATATAGTTATGATACAGAGGCTATTTTAAAAGTACACACTGTAAATGATGAAGTAGTAACATTTGTAAAACCTGCTCAAGGTTTTGTATTACCAGTTAGCGTTGTACAAGTTTATTCAACTGGTACAGGTGGAGGTGTAACAGATCTTATAGCTTTAAGTTAATATCATGAATCAACCATTTTACAAAACCGGTTGGATACAAGATGTAACCAAAAGTATAAAAAAAAGAGGTACAAAAGGTGTTTGTACAGGGTCTAAATTTGGTGGACCTAGTTGTCCTCCAGGAAGTAAAAGATATAATCTAGCAAAGACCTTTAAAAAAATGTCTAAAAAATAAATAAAAAAAACAATATTATGCCAAACATTAGTAAAAAAGTAGCTTACGACGTAAAAGAAGCTAGCAATCAGTCGCTTTCAAAAAGTGCAAGAAAACATTACGCAGAAAATGCACAAGCAGGTTCTAAAAGAGATTCAAAACATGGATCTTGGATTTCTAAACATATGAGTTCATAGTCATGGGAAAATATAAACACGAAGGAAAAGGCAGAAACATCTCAGTAAGCGGTGGCCAAGAAAGAAAAGACTTGTTTAAAGATATGTCTGGAGGTTATAATGCTATGGGCGATTCAAATAGTCCAAATTATAAATACAACGGAAGCGCATTTAAACAAAGATACGGTAAAAGTCCAGCACATAAAGAATTAGTTGGTGATCAAAATCAACTACCAGATCACTTGGTTAAAGCTATTAAAGCTGCTCCTGAAATGAAAGGATCACCGATGTATAAATCTGGTTGCACAAGTGGCGGTAGCTCTAAATCACCTTATAAATTAATGGGTGATCCTAAAAAAAAACTAAAAGGTAAAATAAACAAACTTTCAGGAAAACATAAAAAACTTTATGATGCTTATGAACAAGGTCAAAAAGTAGATATGGATAAGCTAGGTAGAGTAGAAGATAAACTTGAAAAGAAAGAAAAAAAATATAGCAAAAAATATGGATCAAGCCCATATAGCATGTATAAACATAAGAAATAACAACAATCAATAAACATTAACAACAAACAAAAATCAATTATTATGGCAAAATTTATCTCAATTCATTCATCAGGAGCAGGGCTCGATGGTGGTGATGTTTTAATCGGAGTTGACGGCATCGTAGGTGTTGACGCAGCTTCAGGAACAAGTACAGTTATCAAATTAGACGGTGGTGTAATCGACGAATGTACAATTACTCACGGTTCAACAGGAACTACTCCGTCTGTAAGAGACGCGATCAATTACGCATTAACTGCTAATCCAGGTGGTGTAAAAGCTAAAGTTAAGCTTCCATCAGGAATAGAAGTTTCAAACGTTGTTTGGTCGTAATGAAACCAAAAGGCTTAGGTGATAGAATAGAAGATTTCACTAAGGCAACTGGAATTAAAAAAGTTGTTGATTCAGTGTCACAGGGTTTAAACATACCCTGTGGCTGTCAACAGCGTAAAGAAAAACTTAATAAATTATTTCCTGGAAAGTAATGGCTTTTAAAATTAATCCACCATACGTTATCGATAACACTCCAATTTACAATGTAAGTTTAGAAGAAGGTGTATTAGGAAAAGCAGACAGAAACGGAAGTATTTTAATTAATAAAGATATTAAAGATCCAAAACAAATACAAGATGTAGTCGCTCATGAAAAGATTCATATAGATCAAATGAAGCGAGGTGATTTGGATTATGACGATAATAATGTTTACTGGAGAGGTAAACGTTACTCAAGAAAAACAATGGAGGAAGGTGCTAAAAATCTTCCTTGGGAAAAAGAAGCTTATGCCAGATCCTAAAAAGAAATTTAAAGATACGACAGTAGGTAAACTATTGTTTGGTGCTGCATCATTAGTTAACCCTGCTTTAGGTAATGTACTAAGTGGTGTAACTTCACCAGCTGAAGCTATTGCTGCTATTGGTAAATCCGATGTAAGTGGTGAAGATAAAATAAAATTACAACAGCTTATATTTGAACAACAAAATAAAGAAATGGAAGCTGTTACATCAAGGTGGAAAGCCGATTCGATGTCAGATTCATGGCTTTCTAAAAACGTACGCCCACTAGTATTAGTGTGGTGTATTGTTATATTTTCTATTGCTGGCTTATTAGACAGTGTAGATTCAATACCGTTTCACATAGGTGTAACCTGGAACGACACATTTGAAAAAGTAATGATGTCTGTTGTGTTAGCCTATTTTGGCGGACGCACGACAGAAAAGGCTACAAGTTTATTTAAAAAATAAATAAAACCTGTAACTATATTAATACATTAATAACCAATTAAATTAAATTAAAATGAGTGAAGTAAAATCAATTTCCAAAGACCAATTAGAAAAGATTCAAGATTTTCAAAAAGAGTTAAACAAACTTTTAAATGAAACAGGTTTCTTAGAAGCCCAAAAAACCGCAGTATTAGCTAAGTTCCATGAGGTTAACAAACAAACTGAAGACTTTAAGAAAGAACTAGAAGAAGAATACGGTTCGATTAATATTAATCTTGAAGACGGTTCTTACACTCCTATCGAAAAAGAAGAAGAAGAAGTTAAGGAGTAATGTCATCTGTTATTAGAAAAATCAGCATTGGATCTGATTACAAAACCGATGCAATGCATTATTCTCTAACTCAATCAGTGTATGGAGGTCACACTATATCCCATATACTCTTTGACACAGAAGATAATTCTTATAACATTTACATTAAAAAAAACAACGAGGTATTGCCGTGGAAGAAATTTAATTCTAACATGGCTATATCCGTTGAGTATGATTTAGAATACTAATGAAAAGTATTTTTGATTTTATCGTTGAACCTTATGGTCAGCGATATAATAATGAAGTTAAAGTAGGTGACAAAAGCCTTATAATTAACACTAAGTCAGAAAGTTTTAAATCTGTTAACAACATAGCTAAAGTTATAGCTGTACCCAAAGCTTATAAAACACCTGTAAAACCAGGTGATTTAATTATGATTCATCATAATGTATTTAGAAGATTTTTTGATATAAGAGGACAAGAGAAAAATAGTAAGTCTTATTTTAAAGACGGTATGTATTTTGTTCAATTAAATCAAGTTTATTTATATAAATCTAAAAACAAATGGCAAGCTTTTGGTGATAGATGCTTTATAAATCCGATTCATAACAATGACGATCTAGACGCTAATTTAGAAGAAAGACTCATTGGTATACTAAAATATGGTAATAGTTCCTTAGAAGCGTTAGAAATACACGAGGGAGACCTAGTTGGTTACACACCGTTTGGTGAATATGATTTTATAGTGGATGGTAAGCGTCTTTATTGTATGAAATCAAATGATATTGTAATTAAGTATGAACGTCAAGGAAACGAAAAAGAATATAATCCAAGCTGGGCACAGAGCGGTTGAAGAACTTATTAAGGTTGCAAAAGAAGCTATAGTTGATTCTGATGATGACATATCAGCTGATAGATTAAAAAATGCAGCGGCTACAAAAAAGCTAGCCATATTTGATGCTTTTGAAATACTTAATCGTATTAAAGAAGAAGAAGATATGCTAAATGAAAAACCAAAAGAAGAAAAGAAAAATCAAGCTTTTGGAGGTTTTGCAGAAAGAAGATCTAAATAATGTATAAGCAAACTTTATATAAAGTAATTGACCACATAAAACCTCATGTAATAAAAAGATTAAATAAATCTAAGAAATGGGAGTATGGTTATAACAAAGAATATGATGTTATTGTTATATCTAGAACTGGTCAAATAGGTGAGGTTTATGAAATACAAAATTTAAAAATAGCATTACCAAAAGAAAAAGATGTTAACAAGGATTACGACAAGTGGCGAGTACATGAGTATCCTAAGGCGTTAAAAAAGATTAAAACAATATTTGACTGGAAACAATATCCAGATGATTTTAAAGAAAAATGGTATGCATATATTGATAGAGAATTTGCTAGGCGCCACGAAGGCTATTGGTTCACTAATAAAGGTAAAGCTACTTATATTACTGGTACTCATTACATGTACCTGCAGTGGTCCAAGATTGATGTTGGGCAAGCAGATTTTAGGGAAGCAAACAGATTATTCTTTATATTCTGGGAAGCTTGTAAAGCAGATAAACGTTGCTACGGAATGTGTTACCTCAAAAACAGACGGTCTGGTTTTTCATTCATGGCATCAGGCGAAACTGTCAACCTTGCCACTATCTCTAGTGATGCTAGATACGGTGTCTTATCAAAGTCTGGGGCTGATGCAAAGAAAATGTTTACCGATAAAATCGTACCAATTTCCGTCAACTATCCATTTTTCTTCAAACCGATTCAAGACGGTATGGATCGACCAAAAACAGAACTTGCATACAGAGTTCCAGCTAGTAGAT